CCTAAACAAAAACATGTAAGAGTTACGCACGAACACACGTCAGTGTTTATTTATTGTTTTATTTAATTTTTATTTTTATTTATTTTATTATAATTTACATGTTCACAAATCATCTTTGTACTCAATTGACACACCTTGTTGTCTCAAATCACGGACTGCCGTTTTCATTCCAACTGCATTGCCCAAAGTTGAATAAATCAGTTGCTCACCGGCAGACATCACTTCTGGTCCAAGATTTTTGGATACAGTTCTATACGCAGTTTCAATATTGGCAAAAACTCCTGATAAATATGATACACCAGAATCACTAGCAACATCAGCACTCGAGGTGTCATTGGTGGTATAAGTTTCAACATGTTGTATTGCCTCCCAATAAACTGTTGAACCCGTTGGGTATCCTAACCCTTGTACAATACCTTGCCAACTACCCAAACACAAACTCAAAGCACCACCACTAACAAGAATAAAATTGAAATCAGCAAAATCAGTTGGTCGATAACAAATCATGGCACTGTCGTCACCAATAGTTTTGGCGGTTGGTATAGACAGTCCACCAGTTGGGGTAGTTGTGGGCAAAGCCGCTGCGGAAGTAGGTATGGCATAGGAATTCAAAATCCCTGCTTGCGATGTTTTGGGATACCTTATCCACACTTTCAAACCACCAGAAACAGTACGCGCAAAATTGGCCTCATTAATAAAAGAACCATTATTTGCAGTAGCTGAATACGTCCAAGTGGGAACTGTTGACACTCCACTTGCTGAAAAACCAACGATTGCACCCTGAAGTCCAGAACCACCAGTACCAGTTGAATAGGGAATCATCCCAACGGAAAAAGAACCATCCGCATTTACTGTCGCTGATCCTTTAGTGTATAGGACCTTGAGAGCAGTTGGAATAAAACATCCGTAACCTAAGTTACACCCAGCAAATTTAAAAGGGTTATTCAAAGTATCAGTGTAGGCTGTTACGATATCAAAATCATTTTTACGAGCACGCTTACTCCCCAAAGTCTGATTTCTCCTCTGAACTCGCTTCCTCTTGCGGTTTTTCTTTGGAGAATTGACAATTGCAACTCGGGCAGCTTTCTCTATGTTGGAATTTAAAGCTGCGCGAACTTCTGCTTTGACGACTTCGGCTTTGAGCCTTTTCTGAGTATTGTGCGACATAGTATAGAATACAAAACTTAACGAACGAATAGAATATAGTAGAGACTACGATTACAAGTTGAATAGTTTCTACGAACATACAAACGAGGAAACAAATAGGGGCATGACCAGCATGCGGCCATTTTCATTTCCTTTTCACGTGCAAAAATTTACATTTGTCACTCTTACATGAACCATCAAGGTAAAATTTACAAACCTTGGTGTGCTGAAACTTGCATGGCTTAGCTTTACATTTTCCATCAATATAATGCCAGCAAATATCAGCTTGTTTCTCAGTAGAAGCAGGCGCAGCTGCCTGTTCAATTTTTTGTTCGCGATCCTTAATCTCTAGCGGTAAAGTTGTCGATTTAAGTCTTAGATGGATGGTATCATCTACCACCGTATACTTAGTTGTTGTTCCAACTTTCACTGAAATATCTTCAGGGTTGGTGATTAATGGCATAGTTAACAATTGCTTAATATCCGTGCAGTGTATTAAGTAATTCTTTAAAGCTGTAAGGTCGTATTTTCCCAACATACGATCCAATAACTCTGCCTCATCATCAACAAAATCATTAGGCCAATTCACTAAAAGCTCGTACTTAGTCCACCAATTTTCCAAAAGTGGTTCAGATTTGCAATGCCAATCCATTCCGAGTCTATCAGCTGCTGTCATAATTTCACTCAAAATCGGTGTATTACGATCAGTATAATATAGCCCCAACAATTTCTGTTGTAACTTAACTAATGGAGTAAATTGTCCAAGGTTAGGAGTAACGTGCAACTTACCCAATGCTCTAGGCAGATCACACGTACTATCACAGCTTCCATACCAAACAGCTTTCCCATAAAATCTGGACAAATAATTAACCCCTGGTTCACCCCTGTAAAATTCGACATTTTCAACATTCTGCCCAACCATAGCACTGGCTTTGACTAAATGGCTTGTCTCAATATCTGGAGAAATACTATCATCACCTCCAAACTGCCCTTTTGCTGAAAAGGCTTTACAAGGTTCATCACTTCGCAATCGACGCGCGAGATAATCACAAAACTTTGCTAATATAGTGTTAAATAAGGCCGTCTCTGGTGATCCACTGCCTCTTTGATTGTTAATATCATACTTGACTCCCAACGTTGTTTTAGCCTTTACAAAATACTGGTTTCTATGTAATTCACTAACTTCCTCCAAATATTCTAATCTGAAGTAGGCCGCCAATAACATGTGCTCGAATTCTCTCACGAACGC